GCCCGTCAAGTTGCAACCCGTGCTAATCGTATGCATCGTGGCATCGTAACCACTGATGATGTGTACCAGCACCTGTCTTTGTGGGCGTTAGAACACTGGCACAAGATAGAGCAGTGGACAGCAGAGGAAAGTCTGAAGTTTAAACTGCGCAAAACTTTCTACAATGAAGCACAAAAGTATGTTGCCAAAGAGCGTTCACACCTGTCGCGTTCGCCAATGAACGATAGTTTTTACTACACCCACGAGGTGTTGCATGAACTACTGCGTGATGTGTGGACTCATCAAGGGTGGACAGATACACCTGACATGAGCAGTGAATACATAAGTCGTAGTGCCAAGCCTTCAGAAGGTGGCAATCGTGTGGCGTTGTTGTCAGATGTATCTGCTGGACTAGACCGTTTAAACAAGAACGATAGAGATTTACTTCAGATGCGTTATGCCAATGGTGGTATGGAGTTTGGTGCGCTCGCTGAGTCCTACGGAACTACTGAGGAAGCGATGCGCAAGCGTGTCAAGCGTGCGTTAACCAAGTTGCAAGACAGGTTAGGTGGCGAAGCACCAGCATGGCGTGGGCGTAGGCGTGTTCGTAGTAATGCAGAAGCAAGAGCAGAGATTAGAAATCAGGAGGAGCAAGAGTGATTATTGGTTTGTCAGGTTATGCCCGCAGTGGCAAGGATACAGTTGCTGAGTTGCTCGTACTGAACTATGGGTTTAAACGCATGGCGTTCGCTGATGGCATACGCGAAGCGTTACTTACATTGAACCCCATCCTTCATGACGGACATCGTTTAAACGAGATAGTGCAAATGTATGGATGGGAAGTAGCAAAGGCTAAGGATGAAGTGCGCCGACTATTGCAGGTGCTTGGCACTGAGGTTGGTCGTCAGCAAATCCACCAAGATGTATGGGTGTGGCGTTTGTTTAATCAAATCAAAGACGGCGAGCGCATAGTTATACCTGATGTTCGCTTTCCTAATGAAGCCAATATGGTTGAAGCACAAGGCGGAGAAGTGTGGCGTATAAACAGACACAATCACACAGCAGTCAATGACCATGTATCAGAGCGTGCTATGGATAATCACATGTTTAAACGCGTGCTATACAACGATGGTAGTTTGGATGATTTAGCAGATGAAGTATTTATGTTGATGCACAATGTGTTTAAACTATAAAGAGTGAAGCACCCGCGTTCTGTGACTGGATACAGACCTGACGAAAGGAGTGCGGGTGCTTCTTACTCTAACTATACACTATCTTTGGAAACTTGGCAAGGCGATTTCGTTGAGTTGCCAACGGCGTGCCTTGCGTAGTGAACGCCTACGAAAAGGTGTGGTTCCACCCCATATTCCGTAGCGTTCGTGTGCTAATCCCCACTCTAAACAAGCATCCTTAACTGGGCATCCTGCACACAATCTATCTGTTATGTATCTCTCCTCTGCTAAGTCGAACTTCTCCTTCATTGGATAGAAAACTTCTGTGTCTATCCCTGCACACTTAGCGCGTTCAAAGTTGCGTGGGTTGAACTTAAGTATGAACTGCACAAAGCCGTCAGCCATAACTTTCCTGCTTACAACCCTATGATATTCGGGTTGTGTTGGCGTAACCTGTCGCATTTAAATACTCCATAACTGTGGCTACCAATACCTCAACGCGTACTGGTCTAGTGATTATTGGGTCAGTGGGTATCTCTGCGTTGAAGGTTAGTCCACTGGTGATTAGATGTTTGCGTAATCCGTCTAGTAGTTGTGCGTACTCGTTCATTAGTACCACCCGCGTGAGAGATTACTGCCTAACGCCTTACAGATATTGCCTCCGTATTTGCGCTGGATGTATGCAAGTCCTGCTTCTACCTGTACGAAGCCATCATCGGTTCGTTTAAACCCGACTAACTTCCATGTCACTGGCATGAACTGGGCTATGCCATAGGCTCCGGATTTTCTATTGAGTGAGCGTGGGTTCCAGTTACTCTCTCGCATCCATAGTGTGTATAAGCATGACCACTGCTCTAACTTGCCCATTTGTGTGAGCATGTCTACTGCGTAGCGTTGGTATTCGTTCTCATAGAAGGCAACGACTGTCCCACTGATGTGCGCCTCGTTTGTCAGCGGGTCAATCGGGATGTGTGACTTATCAAAAAACCTGTCGTCAATCGCCACGCTTGCGGTGACGATAAGGAAGATAGCGACTATTCGTTTAAACATTATGCCTCCTGTTTGGCACTGATGTTTCTTATCAGTGTGAGGATAAAGTCAGGCAGGTCTGTGTCGTAGCCTTCTCCGCCTGTACCGCCTACGATTACGGCGTTGCCCACTAGGTGTGGCGTATTGCCAAAGAGGAAAGATAACGCGCTCGCCATAGGGTTCAATGGCAGGTTCTTTAACAACCCCTCATCGTCAACATAGGCGCAGGCAATCTGCTCTCCGTTGTAATCGTATAAACGCACCGCAGTAATCCAACCATCTATTGACTGCTGATAATCTGACAGTTGTTTAAACACTTGCTCAGTGTGTGTGCCATCAGGTCGGATAACTACTCCGTAGACTGGCTTCTGTTCCTCGCTCACGCATTTACCTCCTGCTTGTTGTATGCCTGCATATATGTCTTTTCATCTAGGTCTTGCGCCATTTCATGCTCATCCTCGTACATATCTGTGAGCCAGTTAGGTAAGTTGTACCAGTTGTCAATGGCATATCCGTCATGGCTATCCCAGTGCGCCTTTACTGTTGCCTTCTCGCCAGTATCTGAAACGACTTCAATCACTCTATCCCATGCGCTTTCGTTATGTTCAATCATGTTAACTTGCATTTGGTTCCTCGCTTTCGTCAATCATTTTTATGATGTCATTTATTGTTGGTGCCACTCTGTCATCCTCACATATTGCGCCATGAGGTGTCAAGGTATTTGAAATCTTGCCGCCGCAAACTCCACATGATGCCATGTTTAAACTCTCTCAATCAGTTCTGCTGTGAGTGTGGCGTTCTTGGTTAGTGCAGAGTTCAGTTCATCTTTAAGCATGCGTTCTGCTGTGTCCAATGCTAACTCCTCACTGTCTGCTTGTATCTCATAGCCAATCGGTGACAGGTCTACTGTCACATGCCAAAGTCCAGTCATGTTTAAACACCTAACCTTTCTTGGTTCATCTTGTTGAGCATAGTTTGTAGTTGATGCATCGCATCCTCCTCGCCTTCTATCCATTGTCCGTTGCCTTGGTAGGCGTAGTCCCACTCCTTGGTTTCGGTGTCATAGACAGTGCCATTTGGAAACGCATGTTCCTCAGTGTCTACATCTAGGTGCCACTCGTTGCCGTCAAAATAAACTGCATAGTGATGATGCTTAGCCATGTTTAAACGCCTTTCCTGTTGTGTATTTCATCTGTAATTTCGCAGAAAATTGAGCCGTCAGGAGTAATCCACTCATCTCCGTCTATTAGTTGCTCTAGTTCTTGATTGCAATTTGCGCATTGAAACTTCATGTTTAAACATTACCTCCCAGTCTTTGGATTTCTGCCTTCAGTCTTGCGATGCGTTCTGCTTTTGGTAGGTGGTTACTCAACCCTAACTTCTCGCACTCTTGGCGATAGAGAGTTTCGTATTCCTCCTTGTGTAACTTAACAAGCATTGTCTTTGCTCTGCTCTGTGCTAGTGCATGAGAGGGCATTGGTTCTAATTTGTCACTCATTAGAAGGGTCTTTCCACCATTTTGCCGATTTGCTTGCGCATCTCACGCACTTGATTGCGTAGGTATCTATTCTCGCGCTCTAGTCTTGCGTTGTTTAGTGCAGTATGAATTAATAAAGTAGTTGCAGTTACTAACACGATTGTGATTGCTATGATGTCTGTTGCTAACACTTTGTTTCCTTTCGTTAGGTGTTGTAGCGTTCGCCACTGTCATATACTCCCGCTTGGTAAATATAAAGTCAAGGATTTATCTGAAAATTTCTAAAGTATTTTTTTTGTTTAAACATTTATGTTCTGTACATTTTCTTCAGAATTTTGTACAGAAGAAACATGCAGTTGCGTTTAAACATTAGTAACGCACCGCGTTATTATTTGTGACTACAAAATATGACTTGTAAGTCATAAAAGAAAAACCCCCTGCGTGTAAACAGGGGGC